AAAGGTGTGTGATAGTGTGTAATTTTAAAGGAGTAGATTAGATATGGAAATTATTGATAACTTTTTAGATCCTTATCATTTTCGATCACTTAAAAACTTTATGATGGAGAATTCGTTTCCTTGGTATACTGATGGAACTACTAGTATTTCTGGAACAAAAAATAATGATGGTATGTATTTTATTCATATGTTTTATTTTGATGAACCTCAGAGTGAATATATTGAATTATTAAAACCTCTTATTCATAAAATTCCTTACGATGCTAATAAATTAAAAAGAATTAAAGGAAATTTGTATCCCCAATCACAAAGAAAAATATATCATGGTTGGCATGATGATTTTGAAATTCCTCATCAAGGATGTATATTTTATATAAACACTAATAATGGATATACTATCTTTAAAAATAAAAAAGTAAAATCTGTAGAGAATAGATTATTGTTATTTGATCCTTCTGTTCTACATAGAAGTACTACATGTACTGATGCACCATCTAGAATAAATATAAATTTTAATTATGGAGACGGTCTGAAGGATTTCTCACGATAGGTTGACATAAGTTAATAAATACCCCTAGATGCATGGGTATGTGTGATTGATACTACCGCCAATGTTGTTATATCTAAGGCTAACGAAGTATTTTTAAAAATTGATTCAGAACCTCATATCGAATATGAGTTAAGAGACCACTTTACTTTTGAGGTAGAGGGTGCAAAGTTCATGCCTCAGTATAGAAATAGAAATTGGAATGGTGAGATACATCTTTTTGATATGAGATCTAAAAGAATCTATGTAGGTCTTCTATCAAAGATTATAGATTTTTGTGCAAAGCATGATTATACTTTTAAGTTTAAAGATAATGAATATTATGGTATCCCTTTTGAGGTAAATGAAGGAATATCATATGAAGGTGTAAGAGATTATATGAATGCTATATGTTCTCATTCTCCACGGAAGTATCAAATTGAGGGAGTATATGATGCCTTAAAACACAATCGAAAGCTATTGATATCACCCACTGCCTCAGGCAAATCATTGATGATTTACGCTCTAGTGAGGTATTATATAGATAAAGGTCAAAAAATTCTCTTAGTTGTTCCCACGACATCCCTTGTAGAGCAGATGTATAAGGATTTTTTAGATTACGGTTGGGATGCTGAGTCATACTGTCATCGCATATATTCGGGAAAAGAAAGATCTAATGATTCTCCTGTCACAATTACTACATGGCAATCTGTATTTAGAATGGAAAAATCATTCTTTAAAGATTATGATGTAGTCATTGGAGACGAAGCTCATTTATTTAAGAGTAAGTCACTAGTATCTATAATGACAAAATTGGAACATGCTAAGTATAGATTTGGTTTTACAGGTACATTAGATGGTACACAAACTCATAAATGGGTCTTAGAAGGATTATTTGGACCATCATATAAAGTTACAAAAACTGATGAGTTAATGAGGCAAGGACATCTTTCTCAATTAGATATACAATGTCTTGTATTAAAACATCCTCCTAAGAAATTTGAAACTTATAATGATGAAATTGAATATTTAATTACTCATGAGCAAAGAAATAATTTTATTAAAAATCTTGCATTAGATCTCAAAGGAAATACACTGATACTTTATAGTAGAGTAGAAGCACATGGTAAAGTAATTTATGATTTAATAAATAACAATAAGCAAAGTAATCGGAAATTATTCTTTGTTCACGGTGGAGTTGATGCGGAAGAACGAGAACAAGTAAGAGAAATTACCGAAACAGAAAACAACGCTATTATCGTTGCCTCCTATGGTACATTCTCAACTGGTATCAATATTAAAAACCTCCATAATGTTATCTTTGCTTCTCCAAGTAAATCACGCATTCGCAACCTGCAAAGCATTGGACGAGTTCTTAGAAAAGGAGCAAACAAAGTAAAAGCAATCTTATATGATATATCTGATGATTGCACTAAAAACTCTAAAAGAAACTACACATTAAATCATTTTATTGAAAGGATTAAAATCTACAACGAAGAAAATTTTAATTATGAAATAATTACTATACAATTAAAGAAGGAATAAAGCTCATGGGAATAGAAGACGATTTTTATGCCACAATAAAACTTAATTCAGGTGAAGAAATATTTGCTAAAGTTGCTGCGTCTGAAGAAGTAGATAGAACAATGCTAATAGTTCATCATCCTATTATGATTGGAGAATTAAAAGGTAAACATGGAATTGTTGGATATAAAGTAGAACCTTGGTTAAAAACAAGTAAAGAAGATATGTTTATTATTAACTTAAATAATGTTCTTACCTTATCAGAATCACATGATGTAGAAATGATAATGATGTATCAAAGATATCTTAGAGATTCTGAAGATGATAAAACTCCCCAAACTAAAATTTCTAAAAGAATGGGATATGTATCAAATGTAAAAGATGCTAAAGTTATTTTAGAAAAAATATTTAAAAATAGTAATAGTAGTACTAATAGCTAATATTTCCCTTGAACCCCGACAGAGTTATTCTACTCGTATTTTTTAACTTGTCAAGTGCTAAGATAAATGTTATACTATCTACATAGTAGTGATAATAACTCATGGCAATACGGACAGGAACTATGGCAAAAAGAAAACGCTCTGAGCACTATGTAAATAACAAAGAGTTTCTTGCTGCTTTAATAAGATATCGTGAGGATGTTGAGATTGCTCGACTGCAAGATAAACCTAAACCCGTGATACCCAGATATATTGGAGAGTGTTTTTTAAAGATTGCAAATCATTTATCATTCAAGCCCAACTTTGTTAATTACATGTTTAAGGAGGACATGATCTCTGATGGAATCGAAAATT